GGTTTAGTAGACGATTTGGACTTAGCTGTAAAAGTTGGTTTTTCGTTAGGTGACAGAATTGTATTAGTTGATTACTTATACGAACGGATTTTATCTAAATTGTCTCCTGAACGGATAAATATAACTCATATTGGTTCCATTGCGAGTTCATTAGTCAATCTCTTACCTTTAGCAGAAAAAGGAAGGATCGTAATGATTCCCAATCCTTTTATGTGGCATTCTGATTCAAAGCAGATTATATCAGAAGTCATAAGAAATGGAGCTGATATGACTCCGGAATTATTAAGTCTTTTGAATATGCTATCAATTACAAAATATTGTAATTTACATCCATATACGATAGCAGAATCACCTGAACGGTTCCAAACAATTATCGAACAAGATATCGATTTCTCCGATGCAAGAGGTCTTAGCTCCGGAAAATATGCTTACGATGGGATATTAGGAGCATTATTATCAGAAAAAATAATCAATGAAACAGAATTGAATATTGTGCTGAATACTCCTATCACTCAATATTATGACATAATATCTCAAGAAAAGGATTTTTATAGAGATTATCTCCAGATTTTAACAAATGGAGGAGCTTTATCTGCGTCTAATAATATTGATTCTGTAAGATCATTGATTGTTAAAGCAATAGGTAGAAGAAATGAGCAAGCGAAGCAGAAAATAAAAAAAACTATTGAGATTGGTGGCGGAATAGGTGGCGGAATTATTAGCATTTTAGGAACAATTTCAGTCATATCTGCGCCATTAGCATTGACA